GATATTGGTACAACCTTGTCTGTGAACATTTTCTTAGCATCCGCTCCAGACTTAGACAAGATACCGTACCGTGCATCTGACGTAATTGTCGCCATGTTAACGGCTTCTGCTGAAGACATAAACGAAAATCCTGAACGACGGTTTTTAAGATAACACATTCCGTAAGATCGTGAGTCTGCTTTACAAGCTTCCCAGAATATAAAGAATAATCTGTTTGCTTCTCTAAAATCTGGCTTCCCAACATCAATCTTGGACCACTGCAAGTACATAAAGTGAGTGCCAGTAATGTAAGTAGCCACGCCTCTATTATAGAACCAATGACCTTCTTCTCGTTTTTTAAACTCATTATCAATATAATTTTCCCATTTAGCTTTAAACTCGTCTGGATAATCTCTCCATTCAAATATACTATTAATGTTCTTAAGCTCTTTAGGGTACTCTTTAGCTTCCCACTTATTACTACCTTTAATTAAATTTTTCGGCTCTTTAGGGAGCGCTATTTTAAGACCTTGTATTTCGTATATTTCACCTATTTGACCTGTCTTACTAATAACTACAATATCATTTTCTTTATTGTAACCGTAATTCCATTTTTTAGATTTATTAAGTCTTTTTAATGTATTTATTTTTACAGGTTGAATTATTTTGTATAAACTCTGCTTGTACATTATTTAGACCTCCTTTCCGCAAAACCACTAAAAGTTTTTTTACTTTCTTCTTTTGGTTTATTATCTAAAACAGCTTCTTCTTCTTGTATTCTTGTTAATATCTCAAAAGCGTCAAATATAGCTAGCTTTTTAGTTGCAGCGGCGTTTTTAAGCCTGTCAGCTGAAACATCATCTTCTGTGTTAGTAATAATTTTTTCTTCAGCAACTTTTATTAATTCTTCAACTGCTTTGTGACCAGCTTGGATTATACTCTTTTTCGTTTCCTTGATATTCATATTTAATTGTAATAAGTCTGTTTGGAACTCTGTATAGTCTTTCATTTTCTATAAAAAACTCGTATTCAGCCCCTGGCTTAAAAGAAACTAACGTGCCTTTGTTTATGTAACCGTCGCTGTGTTTTACAACGCCTTTACCAGTAATTTCATTATTTAACTTAAACATATCATCGTCCTGCAAGGGTTTAATAAAAGAAAAACCGCTCGTAGCTTTCCATTTACCATCTCTTTTGTAAGCATAAACCTGGTCTTGTTGTACGAAAAATAAATCTTCTTTAAAATAGCTTTTACTATTTTTCTCCTTACCTCTTACGTCGTAAAATCTTCTAAAAACGTTGTGATGCACTATAACTTCATCGCCTGGTCTGACTTGACTACAGGTAGCTAACGGTGTAGCCACTACAACACCATGCCTACTTACGTATTGATGATTTTGCATTTCTGTATTTAGTATTAACTCAGATTCATCAATTTTAATTTTATTGTTGTTTCTTTCGTCAAACGGTTTAACTATAAAATTAAAAACACTATTCATTAGTATTCTAAATTATATTCAACTGCGATTGCCATGTTTTTGTTAAAATCTTTCCACGGCAATATTTCGTTATTTTTTTTAATATATATAGAGTACTTAGTGTCTTCTTCTATTATATTTTCTATAATATGACCGCCATACACTTCCTGTCCAACAGAATAGTGCATGGCGTCATTTTTATAATCTCTACCTATACTAATCTTCCTTACTAGGTTCATTTTTTGCAATTTTACCATCATTGATATCAATACTAACCTCCCCATAGGTTTCTTTTAATTCATCTTGAAACTCTTGAAGATCTTGTTGCACATTTGATATACTATGTAGCAGTCCGTGTTTTTCGACTTCTAGCTCCCCTAGTTTTAATTGATGTTGATTGTAGTTCTTTACTAAATCTTGAAGCTTAGTTAATTCGTCTTTTTTAATTTTTGCCATTTTATTTAATTTAAGTGTTTAACATATAGTTAAGTATTACGCATTTACGCGTTACTTTAATCTTCTATTGTCATAGTTATAGAAGTTGGGTTTTCTAGTTCGTCAATTTGTGAAGCAATACTGCCTTCAATAGCTTCAACTTGCTCTTCACCCATAGCTTCTTTTGTCCAGTCAACAATTATTTCGTTTGTTAGTTCATCAAAAGGTATAAACTCAGTTTCAGGATTTAAAGTTACTACTTGAGTTCCAATATTAGTTGCTGAATAATCTTCTTTTATTCCACTTACTATCCAGTGCACATTATACACTACATTTGTTTCACCTTCTTCTTGAGGATGCACGTCTACTGTTTTACAGTTCCAATCGTATGTTATCATTTTTTTATTTATTTATTTTAAAATTCTAGGTATTGTTAAAGTATCTATTTGTTTTCCAGATTTTGGATCTAAAATTTCATATCTTACAGTCTCACCACACACCACCATTTTGCCTAATAACCCTATTAGCTGGCCTTTACACCCAAGCACCTCTAGCCGACCGCTTGATCCATCTGCTCCATCTGCCCCAGCTGGACCTTGAACACCTTGAGGCCCGATTGCGCCTGTCGCGCCTTGAGGCCCTTGAGGTCCTTGAGGCCCTTGAGGTCCAGTATTTCCTGCGTCTCCTTTTTCTCCTCTAGAAGCAGCCGTTGATGAGTCTTTACCAAAAGCATCTTTTATAAAAGCATGCAGCTCTTCCACGTCCTGTCTTAAATCTTCAACTTGTTTTAATAAAAATTTATTAGCTTGATATATGCCATCATCGTTAAATAACTCGCTAATATCATTTAAAACGTCTAGTTCTTTAGCTTTTTCTTTAGATATTACTATTTCGCCATTAACATCTTTAACAGCGTCCTGCCCCTCGGACCCTTCTTTATAAAGTTTTTTACCCCTAATGTCGTCGTTTATATTCGCCATATTAAGTTATATTATATTCATACCATATTTGATAAGACACTCCTCTCATTGGAGGCTGGGTTGCCACTCCAGTTACAATTCCTATCTGAACTTCGTCTTCAGCGTTAAAAGTAAAATTATTAGTTCCAAAATCAAAAGTAACTTTCATGCCCGCCGCGCCTCCGCCTGTAACTGTTCCAGCATAGGTTGTGCCGCTTAATACTCCATTTATTTTTTTACGAAAAGTACAAACCGTAGCTGTTGGCGTGTTAGTTACATTTTTTAGTATAATTTTTCTAATTCTACCAGCATATAAAGCAATCCAAGTATTATAATATTGATCTTGAGATGAGTCTATTATGTAATTCGTTGGGATCCACATTGGGTTAGCACCATCTTGCGCTCTTGGAAAATGATCAAATCCACCGCTGTGAAAATGAGAAACATAGCCTTTATATCCGTTAAACGCTTTTATATGACCATTAACATCAAGCTTTTCACTTGGAAGTATTACTCCAATACCAACATCGCCAGAAAAAGGCTGTAAAGAAATTTGTCTTCCATTAGTCCCTGCGTTGTTTGTTGCTTGTATTAGTTGAGTACTAATACCGTTGGCAGAAAACGTCAACTTAGAATCAACAGAGCTATATGGCTTTATAGTTAACGCAGAATATGTTTGGCAAGTAGCTAAGCTACCAGCGCTTCCTCCTGTATTAAAAATATCTAGCTTAGCATCAGGACTAGTCGTGCCTATCCCTACGTTGCCAGAACTGTTAATGCGCATTTTTTCTGCTCCTCCAACTAAAAACAAATGATTACTAGCTATGTAGTTAAATGTTTTAGATCCGTTATCAAGTGTACCGTATGTTGACTCTGCTCTAATACTAAGTTGGTTTGTACCAGCTGTGTCTTTTAATCTTAGATACTGCTTACCTCTAATTTGTCCATCTACGTCCAGCTTGTAGCTTGGATTAGGAATGGCTCCTACTCCAACTGAATTTCCCCACATAACAAGAGCATCATCAGCTGAAGAAGTTTTAAAAGACATATATGGTGAACCGCCGCTTGTTGACTTAGCTTGTAAGCCCATATCAAAAGCAGTGTTGTTATAAGCTCCAATTTTCAACGCGTAAGCAGATTGGTTTGCTGCATATGGTATTGGTGTTACATAGGCTTTTCCGTTATATACGTGCAGTTTTTCACTTGGACTATAAGTCCCAATCCCGACGTTGCCTGTTTGTTTTATAGTAAATTCTTGATTAGCAGCTACAGGATAAGATGCTTCTGAAGTGACTGATCTTATATAAAAATCTCCAGTTGCTTGATTATGAGCACTACCTACGTACCATCCCTTGGAATTATGAGAATCCCATAGTTTTATAGCAGGACTGGTGTTCCAGTTTTGTCCACTACCCTTTAAACTTAATAGATTACTTGGTGTAGTAG